AGGCTTACTTGTGCGTTTCTGCGGGCCAACACGTTGCAGACGTTTACCAATGCGAACACGCTGTACGCGGTCACCTTCAATGTGGAGGATCTCGACACCGACGACGGCCATAACCCTTCGGTGAATCCGTCCCGATGGACCTGTCCATCGGGACGGCAGGGCAAGTACCTGGTCGAGGGCGGCTACGCGGGGGCGCCGGCCGGCGCCTACAGCGAGGCGTACATGTATAAGAACGGCTCGCAGATTGCAGCTAGTGGCGCTCGCGTCTACAACGGCGGCGCCACCATCAATAGCGAGACTCCACTATGCCTGGTGTCGTTGAATGCCGGGGATTACGTGGAGCTTTATGCCCGCATCACTATCGCCGGCAGCTTTACCGACATCCTGCAGTGGGCGCCGCACATGGCGGTACTGCGGTTGTGTGACTAACCCCTCGCGCAATGCGGGGGCCCACAATGCCGGCGCAAGGTCGGCTTATCGAGGAGTCCATCATGGCTATTGGTGTTGGCCGTCGCGCCGAGCCCGACCGCAGTCTGGTGCGCAATCGGCGACCGCTCAAGGAGTTCCACGACATCCCCAACGTGCCGTTCCACGCTGGGCGCAAGCGCCAGCTGCCGCCGTTGCCGCTGTCCGTGGATGAGTTCGGTCAGGGGTGGCCGCAGGCGACCTACAACTGGTGGAAGGCGCTGCGGGTGATGCCGCACTGCTTCCTGTGGAGTGAGACCGATTGGGAGTACGCCCTCACTACGGCATGGATCCACCGCCGTGTATGGCTGGGTGAGTACAGGCTGTCCGGGGAGCTGCGGATGCGCGAGCGGGCGATGGGCTGCACGGATGAGGCCCGGCGGGGGCTACGCATCCGTTACGTGGCACCAGAAACGGTCGAGGCCGCGCCGGTTACCCCGCTGCACGCCGTGCCGCAGCAGAAGCCGGTGGACGAGCCCGCCCGGCGCCGGGTGCCCGCGTTCGACCCCTCGAGCCTCGGGGGCAAGTAGATGGCGTCGCTGGTGCAGCTCGAGGACGGCGACATCCTGGTCTTCAGTAACACCGACATCGCCGACTCCGGCAATCAGCAGGAGGTGGCCGCCTGGTTCCGTCGGCACGGCATCACGGCCGTGGTGTTCGACGGCGAGGTGGACGTGTCGGTGGTGCGCAAGCTGGTCGCGGAGGCATCCGATGCCGTGGAAGGGGCCTAGTTTCCCGGGTGAGTTCCCGACCCTGGGTTACGACGTGGGTGAGTGGATCGCCGCGCACTGCGTGATCCCAGACGGCGACCACGTGGGACAGCCCTTCATCCTCACCGATGAACAACTGCACTTTCTGCTGTTCCACTACCGCATCGACCCCATCACCGGGAAGTTCGTCTACCGGCGCTCACAGTTGGTCCGCAGTCAGAAGTGGGGCAAGGGCCCGCTGACCGCGGCGGTGATCTGCGTCGAGTGCCAGGGCGATGTAGTGCCGGACGGTTGGGATGCCAACGGCGAACCGGTGGGCCGGCCGTGGGCCACGCCCTGGGTGCAGGTCACCGCGGTGAGTCAGGATCAGACGGACAACATCTGGCGCTGCCTGCAACCGATGATCGAGCTCGGTCCGCTCGCCGATGTCATTCCCGACACCGGTGAGACGCGGATCAATCTGCCCGGGGGCGGGCGCATCGAACCGGTCACCGCGAGTGCCCGCTCCCGGCTCGGTCAGCGCATCACGTTGTCGATTCAGGACGAGACGCACAGCTGGCTAGAGACCAACGGTGGGCACAAGCTCGCCGACAACCAGCGGCGCAACCTGGCCGGCATGGGTGGGCGGGCGATGGAGACCACGAACGCCTGGGATCCGGCCGAGCTCAGTGTCGCTCAACTCACCGCCGAATCACCACGCGCCGATATCTACCGCGACCACATCCTGGGGCCACCCGCGTCGTTGCACAACAAGCGGGAGCGTCGTAAGGCACTCAAGGTGGTTTATGGAGACTCGTGGTGGGTGGACCTGGACCGTATCGACGCCGAGGCTGAGGAGCTCGCCGACCGCGACCCCGTGCAGGCCGAGCGGTTCTACTTCAACCGGGTGGTGGCCACTTCCGATGCGTGGTTGGACGGCGAACTGTGGGACGCTCGAGCCAACCCGCGCGTGGTGCCGGACGGCACCCGGATCGTGTTGGGCTTCGACGGCAGTCAGTACGACGACTACACGGTCATCCGGGCCGAGACGCTCGACGGCTACCAGTGGACACCCACCTACGGCGCGGATAGCCGTAAGACGATCTGGGATCCGGCCGACTACGGCGGGGAGATCCCGCGCAGTGAGGTCAACACCGCGATGGCCGATCTGATGGCGCGCTACGACGTGGTACGGGTGTACGTGGATCCGCCGTTCTTCCAGAGCGAGCTCGACGCGTGGGCGGCCGAGTTCGGCGACAAGAAGGTGCTGGGCTGGGAGACCCGCCGCGACACCGCCATGTCGGCCGCGCTAGAGCGGCTGGCCACCGACATCGTGTCGGGGGATCTCGAGCACGACGGCTGCAAGGTCACTGCCGTGCATGTCCGCAACGCCAAGAAAGATCGGCGACGCTCCGGCGCGGTGTGCATCCGTAAGGACCGGCCACAGTCGGCGCGCAAGATCGACAGTGCGGTTACTTCGGCCCTGACACACGAGGCGGCTGGAGACTGCATCGCCGAGGGGCTGGCGCGCAAGAGGATCTACGGGGTGTTCACCGCCTAGCACCGGGGCTCGGGCTATTTGATCACTAACTGTCTCGTGGACGGGGACTAACGCGGCACACCCCTTCCGACCTGCGGCGATGATCGGTGCGGCTATTTGATCGTCCACGCACTCCCCCGAAGCGGAGGGCCCCGTGTGGACGCTGCCACGGTCGTACCGGCAGGCGGGCTGGTCTCCACGATGGTGGTACTCATCGGCTACCTGCTGCGGCAGTACGGGGTGGATCGGCAGCGCGACCAGGCGTCACTCACCTGGGAGCAGGGGCGCACTCGCGCGGCTGAGGAGCGCGCCGAGGAAGCACTGGCGGCCGAGAAAGCGGCTCAGGCCCAGGTCGATGTAGAGCGCAGTATCCGCCGGCACGCCGAGTCGGCCGCCGCGCTGGCTGAGGCCGAGCTGGCGGTGCAGCGGATGCGGGTGCAGTGGCTGATGGGCGAGATGGATCGGATGCGGGAAGCGCAGGGCCTGCCGCCCGGAAAAGAGAACCCCGCATGACTGAGCATCCGACGCAGGAGATTCCCCCGCCGCGCCAGCAGCCGGTCCGCAAGTTCATCCCGGTGGTGCTCTTTGTTCTCGCCGCCATCCTGGTGCTACTCACCGCCTACCTGGTAGCACAGTCGCTGGCCAACAGTCGCCGCGCCGAACACAACTCCGGGGTGGCCGAGAACGCCATCGACGCGGCCACCCGCAACTGCGAGCAGGTGCGCCGGCTCGGGGGCACCTGCGTGGTGAACCCGTCCACGCTGGCACAGCCGGCACCGGCCGCCGGCCGGCAGGGGGATGTCGGCCCGCAGGGACCGCCGGGCCCTGCCCCGCCGTGCCTGAGTGAGGAAACTCAGTGCCAGGGCGCGGACGGCAAGCCGGGCCCGCCCGGTAAGAGTGGGGCGCCGGGCAGCAGCCCGCCGTGCCTGGCCGAGGAGAACCACTGCGAAGGTCGGGACGGGGCGCCCGGCGTCAACGGCGTCGACGGCATCACCCCGCCGTGCATGGCCGAGCCGACCCAGTGCCGCGGTGCGGACGGAGCACCGGGACCCCCTGGCCAGGACGGCAAGCCGGCACCACCGATGACCTGTCCGGACGGCTACACGCTCACTCCGATTGAGTACCAGAACCTCACGTTCCTGGCCTGCGTCCGGGATGCGCCATCACCCAGTCCGGAACCCGAGCCCAGCCCGACGCCGGAAGGGAAGGCCAGTCGTGCCTATCACCACCACGCCCGATGAGGCCGTCCGGCTGCTCGACCTGCTCTACCGCCAACTGATAGCCCGCCAGGGCAGCCTGAAGTTGGCGTCGGACTACTACGACGGGAACCATCCGCTCACCTTCGCTACCCCGCAGTTCGCCAAGTACTGGGGGAACCTGTTCTCTGACTTCAGCGACAACTGGTGCAGCGTGATCGTGGACTCCAAGGTCGAGCGGCTGGTGGTGCGCGGGGTGCGGATCGGCCAGCAGTCGGCCGATGAGGAGTTCTGGCGGATCTGGCAGACCAACGGCCTGGATGCCGACAGTGGGCTGGCATTCGTCGACGCGTTGGCGCAACGCTGCGCGTACGTCCTCGTGTGGGGCAACCCCGA